CTTCTTCGCCCCACTCGCCAAACGGCATACCGTCAGTAAACATAATGAACTTTTTGGGTTCGATGTTTTCTGCTTTCATAAACTCCCAGTTAGCCATAAAGTCAGTGCCGCCGCCGCCCATGGGTTCGTAGTTCATGATATCTTCAATGTTGTCACTAGTATAAGTCTTAACATTGTAGATTTCAGTATCAAAGCACCACAGCGTAATCTTGTATTCATCGAAGGCTTCCATAATACCTTTGATTTCGCTCAAGAATGCCTTGCTATCAGCTTCGCTAATACTACCCGATTGGTCCATAGCAATACAGATATCAATCATGTCGCCGGGCTTGAGACCAGGCATGATAGCATCCATGTGCCAGCCCCGACGACTTGGGCGAGCCCAAGTGTAGTCGTTCTTGATAACTGCGGTAATTTGTTGCTGTAGCAGTTCCTTCCAGCCAATAACCGGAGCAGTAAGATCTTTGAGCAGACGCTTAACACCCGACGGCAAGTTGCCGGCACCTGCAGCCTGTGCAGCAGCAATAACTGCACCTTTGATCTCGTCACGGATTGCTTGTGCTTCTTCCTTGCTCAGTTTTGGACGACCGTTACCATCCTTGCCATCACCTTCGCCATCGCTGCCGTCACCTTCTTCCAAGTGATCGTCCAGCAACATCTGTTCCAATTGATCAAGATTGATCTTGTCTGCGTTTTCGTACAAGTAATCGTACACTTCTTCGTACGATTGTCCTTTGAACTTGGCATCAAACAAGATAGGAACTACACTAATCTTTTCACCAATACGCTGTTCGACTAAGTCTTGGTTAACGCAGTAGTCGGCAGCAATGTTACTTAGACGCGGTTGGCGATCACCTCGCCGTCCCATATGATCATACACCGCATGCAGGATCTCGTGACCCACTAGGAATTCGAGCTGCTTGAGAGGCATCTTGTTAACGAATTCGCTGTTATAATAAAACCTGCGACCGTCGGTAGCAGCGGTGCCGCACCACTCGTCGGCGTTGGTCAGTGTCATGCGGGTAGCCAACTGACCAAAGAACGGAGCCTTGAGCAGAAGGCCAATTCGAGCAGTGGTCAGTTTCTCACGAGCCGCCGCATCCGTTTTAGGATCAGTTACGGTTACTACTTTTTCTTTATCAATTACAGTAGATTCTGCCATGTGTATATGCTCCTTAACTATATCAATATTATAGCGCAAAATGGATTTATTGTCAACGCCATTTTAGCAGTACATTTGATAACACGGTGTCGTTTTTCAAGTAAATGTACAAGTATTCTTTTTCGGGATCTATGTGCCAGCACCAAGGAGGATCAAATGCTTGATGTCCGTGGCAAGCCAAAGACACTTTGACGTAGAGGGTTCTTTCGCAACTTGGGCCGTACTGATCCACCATCCAAGTACGTAGCTGGTGAAAGAACCTAAATCTTTCCCCGGTATACGTCGGCAACCCGTTTTGAGTAATGTACAACCGATACTTCCACAAGTCGTGATCGGTATGTCTACGGTCCAAGGGTTCGACAGTGAATTGCATAAAAAATAAGGGGGTCTTACGGATCAAAGTCCTGCCCCCGCCTCACACGCGATTAAACTTACTTAGAACTACCTGCTGCTGCCAACACATACTTACCAAAGCGTTGATGGAACTCGTCAAAGCTTGGCATCTTGCCCGGTACCATGGGCAGGTTATAAGTAGTCAGAGCAACACGAGCACCCATAACAGTAACCTCAGTAGTGAAGTTATCCATCATAAAGCGCAGGAAGTTATCTGCCATCTTATGAAACTCGGCAATCTTGTCTTTGCCGTTTTTCTGATAGTAGTCCTGGAGCTCGTAACACATGCTCGTAGTCAGCGAATACATGGCCGAGATTTCTTTGGTCTTGAGCTCCTTGACCTTGCCCGCCAGGATGTCTTCGGGCTTGGGCAGCTGACCTGCAATCTTGCGATGTGCCATGAACTTGACCGCAGTACCTTCGCCAACACAGCCTGCAACCAGGTCAGTAAGCTCTTGGGCACTCATGCCTTCGTCGTAGCAGAACTCACTTGCAAACGACCACGAACGCGGAGTAGCGAACGAACGCGAGTTGCTACGCGGATCAAAGTCAAACATGTCGCTCTTGGCAAAACTCAGATAACCAACAACGTCCGGGTGAATCTTGTTCTTAACTGCCCAGTTCTGCCAAGAGTCAAAGTCAGTACGCACCTCAAGGTGAACAAAACGGTTCGCCAGTGGGCTAGGCATACGATAAGTAACACCCTTGTCACTATCGCGGTTACCAGCAGCAACCATGACAACATTGTCTGGCAGCACATACTTACCAATGCGTCGGTTCAGAATCAGCTGATATGCAGCAGCCTGAACAGCCGGCGCAGCCGAGTTCATCTCGTCTAGCAGTAGAACGATAATTGGGTACTGAGCAGCAAGTTCTGCGTCCGGCAAGTCAATTGGCGGAGCCCAGTCCATAAGACCTTTGTCTTTATTGAAGAACGGGATACCGCGCATGTCAGTGGGTTCCATCTGCGACAGACGCAGGTCAATCATATAACCACCAAGCTCTCGGGTGATGTCTGCGATAATCTCAGATTTGCCAATACCCGGCGGACCCCACAGGAACATGGGACGCTTGTGTTTGAACGAACGAAGAATACGGCTACGAGCTTCTTCGGGGGTAACGGTGCGAGTTTCGGTTACTGCCATTTAAATCTCCTTAATCAACGTGTGAAACAATATTATAATATAATTGCGAATAAGCGTCTGTCGTTTTTACGCAACAGACGCTCACTATTAGAAGCAGACCTTACCAGCTTCGCGTTTGGCTTCAAGCTTGGCATCAACTTTGGCCAAGAATTTGTCCCACTTAGCTGAGTTACGCTTCCACTCAGCAAAGCTCACGGTGGGCATCAGACCGCTAGCTTCACGCTCGGCCATTGCAGCAGTCCATTCCGCTTTGAGAGCGTCATCACCGCCTTTTGCAGCGACCACCTTGGTGGTTTTGGTGCCTTTGACTTTGACCGTTGCAGTTTTAGCAACAGTTGCAGTTTTAGCAACACGAGTTGCTTTGCCAGCAGTTATGCCCTTTGTTGCAAGATAAGCAACAGCAGCTTCTTTGTCCATTGCCTCGGGCAGCTCGATCATGTTAACATCTGTGCAACCAAAACGCTCCAGTGCTTTGGCACGTTTAGCATCGTTAGCAAATTTGTAAACAGTAGCGCCTTTTTCGGTGCAAGTACCTGCGAAAGTGAACAGTTTAGACATGTAATACGCTCCTCATTAGTTACTGTACCACTATTGTAGCAAAATGGCGAATTACGGTCTACCAAAATTATCGTTGCTTTTTAGCAACACCGTTTGGTGGTTGTTAAAGTTGCAAGTTATCCAAGTATTGCTGCAAGTTATCAGCATGCAATTTTAGCATGGTAGCTTCCTCGCTGCCCAGCAACAGTATCTCGTCCATTTTTTGTATATAATACGGACAAGTCAACAATCGGCTCATTTGCAGCAGAGTTCGGTTCCGTAAAGGTTCCGGTAGGTTACATTGGTAGACAGGAATTTTTGTAAATTTTTTAATATACTGAATTCCAGATTTGGATAAACGCAGGTTTGAAGAGTCGGTGTGATTCCACCACCATATCTTGATCACAGAAGGATATTCAAAAGCGTCCCGTCCCGAGGCTTGTAGAATCCCTTCTGTGTAAGATTGTTGATTACGGGTAGATTTGGTCACCTTGTTTCATCAAGACCACAGTGAATTTGTCAGTCTTAAACAATGTGTTAAGTTTTTTACAAAGATTAATAGCATGCCCGCTATTGCTAAAGCTTACCTTTTTGTATTTTGGTCCTGGTTAAGCAACTACATATTTGAGCTTTTTAAATTAATTGGTTTATTATCATAGAAAACTGCCCAAATTCCTTCGCTGCTTAGAACTTGATCACTCTTGTAGTTAGACTTATTAACGTGTTCTAACAATATTGTTGGTTTAGGTCTGGACATTGCATGGTTTCCTTGAACTATGTATTTATGCCGTAAACTGGGCAGTTTAAGTTAAAACCCGCCACCGTCTAAGCTTATTGCGGTTGGCGGTGGAGTGGGGGTCTCTGCAGACTGTGATTCTGCAATATTAGCAAGTAGATTGAAAATATCGGCATGCAAGTTTCTAGCTTCTTCTGCTGATAGTGCTAGTTGTTTGCTACCTGTTTGATTCATAATTTTAACTCGTTCGTTAAAATTTTTAATCGCTAAACTTAGTTTTTGCATTTCAAATCCTTTAATCTGTTGCGCATTTCTTCTTTTGTTACAAAAGGCCCAAGGTACTCATATCTATTCACTGTAATGTTTTTTGGACAAAACGTTTCTGTCCATACGGAATTTAATTTAATCAAGTAATAGCCGGCACAAAATAAACTTTTACTTTTAAGAGTTTTACTATAGATAGGTAGTTTTCGTTGAACATCCCATACTTGATTGTATGCCCGACCAACAACAGGATACCCATAAACTGTTTTATTATTTTCTTTTTTGGGCTTTTCCTGTGAACTAAATTTTATATTGTATTTTTGTTTAAGATTTTTAACACTAGGAAAAAATTCTCGTTGTTCTTCATGTACATATGCATACCCACCATCGTCACGAGCTTGAATGGTAGCAACTTTATTCCCAGAATCTTCAACGACCCAGAATTTATTTTTAACAACTGGTTTAGCAATTAGTTCACTCATGTTTTTCTTTTAAAACTTTCATGGTAATGATTTTACCAATTTCCTGTCCAAGATCATGACCGTCGGGGATAACATACAGTTCCGATACTTGTCCCGGATGAGTGGCAATATCCATAATATATCCGCCGTTGGCACCGTGTATACTGATATTGATTTTTTGATTAGGAAATTTTTTATCGTACATATATTGTCCAATATCAATGGTGGGAATCTGTCCGACTGTGGCAGCGTTCATGGTATAAGTGCTCATTGTTTCATTTGCTCCAGCATGATGGCCTGCGCTACTTGTTTGGCAAAATCTTCATCCTCGTGAATCATATACAATGTACCTTCGTTACGATCTAACTTATGATTGTAATTACGGCATTCGAGTATATGTCCGCCCACTGCTTTGTACAAAACAAAATTCAAACCATCTTGGCGCGGTGAAGTTCGATGGTCATCGCTGCTAACAAGCACAGCAGTCTCTTGCATACTGTCGTCGGTTAACCATTCGCGTATTTTTCTTTTTAGCCATTTCATTTGTGTTTCTCCTCTTCTTGACACAATGCTTTCATCATTTCAAACTTATCGTTTAATTCTTTTAAACCGGGGTGCCGAGCCATAAGTTCCGCTAGCTGCTTTTCTTCTTGCATCTTTTTACAGGCCCACTCTATTGCCTGTTTAGCATCGTGACCTAAATCTATAGATGCAGTACTGCCTATTATTTGCCAACTTAATCCATCATATACTTCTATTCTTGCCATATTAGGATTATATCTAAGCTGGCCTGCGCTTAGTGCGCCCGGGCTCATCGACGGTGTATAAGTATTACCACCTTGGATGTTTATATGTGATGAGCCGCTGTATAAGTGTTGAATCATATATATTCAGTTAATAAAATAGATACTGTAAAGCCTATAAACAAATAGGTCAGAGCATGTACAAATTGATCAATACCGATCCACATCCAGAATTTATTTGAGTCACTATTCATTCTAACAGTAATTCTACGATGCGCTAAATCAACAACATAGTGTATTGCGGCATCAATTACAGCAAGCATAACACATGCTTGCAAATTTAAGAAATGCATTAATATCACATAGGTCAAAGCACCATGGAGACCGGCATGCTGCAACCCACCTAGTCTACCAAAGTGCCCTTTGTCTCTCAGCATACGATCGCTTTGCCAGCAAAAGTCTGCTAGAAAGTGTTTAAAGAATAGTAAGGCTAATACAAGCCAAGTGGTCATTCTGGCTCCTTAAAGTAATCCCAACCTTCACCACCCAAGGCCTTTTGTACTTCCCATTTAGCTGCTTCTTCTTTGCAATGCTTAGGCATGCCAACACTGCCGACTACTGCATCACAATAATTGCAGCGATAGCTGTGGCAGTTGCTTTCTTCGTCATAGTATGCCATACTACCGCAAGGTAAACTCATCCAATCCATACCAAACATAAGAGAAAAATCTACAGGTGCAGTCATTCTGACAATGCCTCCCATACAAGTTCACTGTCTTTAACATTGGCTACTACAGTAAGCCATCTTTTGTTTAATGCCTGCCGAATAATTAAAGCGATGTCGCTGGGACAATCGGCAGAAATTGTAAAACTAGCACGACCAGTGATCATGAACCCGTCAGAAATATAAAACTCTGGTTCATCTTGTCGAATAGGTCTGATAGTTGATTTGTGTGCAGTGTAAGTCATTTAGATAATGCAATATAAATGAAAGATCCAATCAAACTACCAACAAGTCCGCCGAACCCTAAATATCGCCAACACACAGCAGTGACCATGGACTGAAATAAAATCCACAATTGCAAATTTGCAAAAGAAATCATTCTGGGTACTCCGCACTTAGAAACTCTGAATATTGTGTTGAATGTTCGCTCAGTCTGTTAAGTTCATACTTGCCACAGAACTTGAGAAACTGAGCACCCACCATTGGCCGGCTACGCTTTACTGCACCTGCTGCTATAGTTTCAGCAATTTTGGCCTTAATCTCATCAGGTTGTGCAGTGAGATCCACTAACACACGATTGCGTTCGTAGTCGTCTAAGACTCTATGCTCCACACCGTTATGATCTGTCCATCGCTGAAGCATAAGGTTATTCCAAGCAAATCCTTTTTTATGTTTGTCAGCAAAAGCTTCAGTGAGACCAATTTTGTTTTTGGTACCTTTCGTCCTAACACCGGGGTATGCGGAAAAGATATTATCCGTAGGGTCTCCGCGCATGCACTTCTCAAACAAGATCCACTGCGGATCAGGTATGACCTTGGGTGCCTTAGTCTTTTTATCAATTACCAGTTTACCTTTTTTATCAAGGATACCTTCTAGCGTGTGTAGTTCGTCGGCAACACCGTTATATTGCTGTACATTCGGCGCCAGTAACTGGTAGAAATCGGTGTCGGAGGATATAATGACATGGTTATCGTTGGGGTGGGCCTGTATGAATCCAGCAATGAGATCATCTGCTTCAAGCTCTGGATGCTGAAGAACTGTGCAATTAGTCTTTTCTGCGAGGAACGTTTTAAGGTTATCAAACGCTTCCCAAAATAGTCGGTCCTCTTCCTGCTCGGATTCAGTGAGGGCCGCACGAGCGACAGCACGATTCTTTTTGTACGGCTCGTAATAATCTTTTCGCCATGACCGTCCCTCCAAACAGAATACCACATGGTCAGCTTTTTGATCGCGCCATGCTTTATTAACTGATCCGAGGGTAACATGAATAGCAAATCCCAACTTGTCCCAAGTGTCTGATTGACGATGGGCCGAGTGACGGGCACGAAAGAATGTGTTTGCGGTGTCTACAATTAGATATCTCATGTATTAATAGTAGCATATTATAACAATGCGGTCAAGTGCGGCAATAAGAATTCTGCCCATTTCCTGTGGGCATCTGGACCAAAATGATATGATTCATTGGATTTAAATCCACAATTGGTTAACCATTTCCAGTATGTCATATTGGGGTCATACGGATCTATATATGAGTTGTGCCAATCTTTTTTTGATTGATTGCTAAAATCGTTATAAGTGTTAAAGAACAAATGAGGAATTTTTAAATCAGACAATTCAGTATGTAATTCAAAAATTTGATCGTGTGCCTGCGCAGTAGCTCGTTGCCAATCTAAATTAGCAATATAATTTTGGTATTTTTCTTTTATTTCGTTGGGCCAATCATGTCCAATGCCGCCGGCATTCACTTGCCAGTAGATACCATTACACAACCATTCTTCTCGCTCCCAAGTACTCCATCCAATTATGATAGCATCAGGTTGGTGATTTCTAAGATAATCTCTTGTTGTTCTTATAATCCTAGAATTTGAACTGGCCGATTCAGCATCGCAATGCAGTACCGCAAACAGCTCATTGGCAATATTGCATCCATAAGTAACCCGTTCGTTATCGGGATGTGGAATTCGTCCTAGTGCATGATAAAAAGGATCATCATTGGCAAAACAGTAAGAATTTACTGCTTCGGCACCTGCACTGTGACTATCACCGTTAACGTATAAGATGAAGAGATTTCGGTCCTTCCATTACCTAGATCGTAACGATCTACGCGTCTTGGCCTAGCATCTACCGGTTGATTAGCTTCCCATTGCTCGAAGTTTTCGTTTAAAATATTGCGACATACACTTTGGAACCATCGATCCACAATTTCAGCATCGGTGTCGTCCTTTTTTTGCATGTAACCGGCTTTGACTAGTCTAGAAACAAAAATTTCATTCCAATCTAATTCAAATGCACCGTTACCAACATCTTCAGGATCAAGTTCAACTGCCACTACGCTAATGTACGGCTCACCTGCTTCTGTGGCCAATTCTTTGGCTGTTTTTGCTTTAACTTTGACCTTTGGTTTTTCTTCCTTGGGTTCTTCTTTGGGTTTCTTTTTTAACCAATCAAACATTAGATTGTTCCTTTCAATTTTTCAACTAACCATGTATCCCGAGTGATCCATCGGCTATAAGCTCTAAGAGGGCTTAATGCTTTGTTAATTCCCCTATAGGCCCATTCAAACCAAATTTCTTTGCCGGTTATGTCGCACCTATGCGGCAACCATGCAAACTGTAAACTCCAACTAGCATCTTTAAAAAAGGTATCTTCTGCACTTACTTCGGAACCGTCAGTATAATCATTCATTATGTTTTAACCATCCTATTTCGTAGTAAAATCCAACAATATCTAAATATTCAAGTCGACGATGGGAAAATTCAAAACTCCATCTGCTACGTCGTAGGGTCCAAACATGATTTTTTATTCGCAATGACCATACGTGTCCTGTTCCGGTTTTGAGCGAATAATAATTAAATTTAGACAATCAAGTTCCCCATTCGTTCTTAAACAATGGTACTTGTAATCTATCACTGTATCGTAATCCGTGTTTCATTGCAAGTAATGCCACCGTTTTGTTATTCAATGAATATACGCTTTCAACACCGCCCACTGGCATCAGATACACAGCACCTTTAAATCCTGCATTGCGATATTGTTCTGCAGCTTTTAACGCATCTTTTACATCTTCTTCTGTAGACACAACAAACTTGAGATAAGTGTAACCAACTTCTTCGTATTCGCATACAATAGACGGACATATAGCTTCTTCCCACCGTTCGCCGCTGGCTGGCAATTTTGCACTAACACTAAATGTAAGTGCATCACGGCCACGACGTCCTGTTTTATTGTTTAGTGTCCAATCTAGCAAATAATGTTTGAACTCTTTGGTTAACTGTTGAGTACCATTGGTTTCAAAAGTAATTTCTTTTAACTTTTGCATACGTGGATGATTCAACAAGTCAGGATAACTACGCTGCCATCCTAGTAGTGGCTCTCCACCTGTAATAACAAGATGCTCGTCCTTCCACTTACCATGGGGAAGAATTTCCATAATACGTTCTACAATTGCATCTGTAGTTAACATAGGGCTTAGATCTTTAAAGTCTGGGTGCCACGATGCATAACTGTCGCAACCTGTGCTTACAAGCGGAAGCTCTTCGTATTTTGTGTACGGAGTTCTTTGGTGTTGAACGGCAATGTCCTCTGCTTCTGCGCTTAGTTCTCCGCGCGGCATGCCGAAGCCTGCACATTTAAAGTTACAACCAAATGTACGCAAGAAAACACTAGGAACACCCATGTAGCGACCTTCGCCTTGGATGCTATAAAATAATTCTGCTACTTTTAATTTACTCATAATTTACCAATGTCGAATAATACCTGCTATGATAAACAGGTTTGTTACAATATATACTAACACAATAGCGGTACGGATGCAAGCAATCTTGTTTGCTTCTACATCCGTTGTTCCTGATTTTTCGCCTAGTGCCTTAGCCCACAAGCGCCACATCAATGGTTACGCTTTCCGTCGAATACACAATTGAATACAAGATTCATTTCTCCGGTATTAATAACACGATGGAATGCACCATCTGGAATAAGAACAATATCGCCGGGCTTGACTGTAAAAGGAGCGTCTGTTTCGTTGCCCACAATCATTTCTCCGTAACCTTGTACAAAGAAATAAACTTCTTCTTGCCCTGCATGTCTGTGGCCTCTTGTGCTTTGTCCACGATATAATTTGGTAGAACTTAGTACAAGGTTATTTAGAGTTCGATTATCTTTAAGTAGATAAACTTCGTTGTCTTTGACAACTTCGCCACCTACATCATGTACGTTATATTTGATCATTATTGCACCATAGTTGCTAAGTGTGTATAGAGTGGAATTCCGACTAAAATATTAAAAGGAAAAGTAATACCTAGACTCAACCCAAAATACACACTTGGATTGGCTTCGGGTATAGCATGACGCACAACTGCAGGTACTGCAATGTAACTTGCCGATGCAGCAAGAACCATTAACAATATTGTATTACCGTGGCTTACTCCAAACAATGTACATAGTCCAAGCGCCGCCAAACTGTGTATCAAAGGAAACACCACAGCATAACCTAACAACATTGGACTTTTATCTCGTAAGTCTGGAATACGTTCTGCTACCTTTAGACCCATATCTAACAGGAAGAATGCCAGCATGCCCTTAAACAAATCACCAGTGAATGGTTTCATTACTGCCATACCTGCATCTCCAGTTACAAAGCCAATAACCAATGCAGCTAGTAGTAGTAAATGAGCACCGTCAGTAAAGGATTCGTGCAGTATAGATTTTATACTAACCGTAGAGGTAGTCCTATACCATGCAGCCAACGCTACTGCCATGATAATTGCCGGTGATTCCATTAAAGCCATTACTGCTGCCATCACGCCACTAAATTCTATACCAGCATTGCCTAAGAATTGAGTGGCAGTAACAAAGGTAACCGCACTAACTGAACCATATGTGGCTGCTACTGCGGCACTATCATACCCATTTAAAAATCTTTTTAAAATTAGATAGCTTATAGCAGGAATAGCCAATGCCAAAAATAATCCTAATGCAATTACTATGGTGATTTCTGAAGTGAATCCGCTTTTGCTAAGGGCTACTCCGCCCTTGATACCCAAAGCCATTAAAAGATATAGGCTTAAAAATTTTGATATTTGTTCTGGGATAGCAAGATTAGATTTTACTAACCCAGCAATGATACCAAATACAAAAAATAATATAGCTGGGTCTAAAAGGATATTCATGCAAAGAGATCCTCGTTCCATTCGCGATGGCCTTCACGGAAAGCCATGTTAGCTTGTGTTTCGCGAACTTCTACTCTATAGCACCAAAGACGATTGTGCTCGCCGAGTCCCCACATGTCTGGAATGTATACACCATTTACGTATTTGTACAGTTGATCTGCTAGGCCTTCGCAACCTAGTTTGGGCAGCACGACAATTTTAGCCATTTTCTTTTCTTGTAACAATTTAAATGTTTCAAGTTCTGGATCATCTTGTGCTACAATTAGTGTATGGTCGAATTGATCTTCTAGAATCTTTTTCAATTCTTTCAAGCCACCATAATCAGCAGCCCAATTACGTACATCCAAATCGTCAGTACCAAAATAAAACTTCATGCTAAACGAATAGCCATGAATTAGATTGCAATGGCTGTCGGCACGCCACTGACGATAGGCGCAAGGAAATGCGTCATGATATTCTTTTGTACTTGTGTATTTGTAAACTCTTGTTGGATAAGACATGTTATTCTCCTATATTAAATTTTAACATAGGCCTGCAGAATTTGTAAAGCGGGATGAAGAGCCAGGAAGGCCGCTGTATTTTACTTAAATTACTTAATTGGTATGCAACCAGCCGATATACGATATTGATCAGATTTCCAATTCTTTACCACAGCATCTTTGAGTGCTTGACATTCTTGATAACTACTTGTTACAATATTAATCGACCCTTTGGTAGGAAGCGCCGTAACTGACACAGCATGTAACATTATAACAATAGCCCACATGCAGATATTTATGCGATCTCTCGAGCATGACGTTCCATCACTGCTTGTAAGTTATTTGCAGTAATGTGATCAAAAAATTTTATAATAAACATGCTGGCAGCACTTGCATCATTACCGTGAAAATGTAGTCTAGTACCGCCCTCACCGTTTTGATAATGATGACATCGTTTGCCTTGGCCGTAACTCACATACCAAATTGATCGTTCGCGTCCTCGATGATCGTACCACGAATCTTGATACACTCGGCCTTCTACCAAGCGATACCATTCGATCATGTCATCGGTTAGCTGATCAACATCGACCCAAACAGCATAGGTTACAGTACAGCCTGGTGGCAACGCAATCATTGTTCCCACCAAGCTTCCCAGGGAAATACCACCCATACTGGGTTTTCTAATTTGTTTATAGTGATTCCCGAGTAATCTACATTTGTAAAATTGCTGGCATCGTTGTTGATCACTGTGGCAAATCTCACATTGTGATTCCAAACATGATCCCATGCAGGGTCGGCTGGCAAGCAACTGGACTGCCAATCATTCACAATCCATTGCAGTGTACTACCCGAATCATTGATATCGTCCACAATCAAGATATTTTTCTTGTAGGTTGCATCGCTACGTTTAGCTATGCCTTCCTGCATGTCTTTAGGAATATAACCAAATGCATCTTCAGCCATCCACAGATTGCTTTCAGGACCGCTGCTGCTGTCCCTGAGACTGACATTTAGTGTATGCATGGGCACATCAAGATAATGACTGAGCATGACGGCAGGAGTTAGCCCGCCGCGATTGAGACCCACAATGTAATCTGGGTGCCAATTGTCATGGCTCATGTCTCGAATGATTCGATGAACTGCGGCACGAATTTGTCGATCGTTGTAATAGATCTTGCTCATTAGTCACGGTCCATTACTGTTGCTTCTTTGATTAGAGTAACCAAAGAATCAAGATCATTGCAAAGAATTTTTGCAGTGGCCCAGTTTTCGTTTTCATCCCTGCCGCTAACTTCTATCATATAACCGTTGTCATACATATACACGGTGAAATTGTCGTTAACTTTGTTTAGTTTTTCATTGAGATTCATTTTAATCCTTTTTTAAGTTTAGCTTCTTGAATACCTTGTGCAATCATTTTTTTAAATATTAAAACCACACGTTGTTTTTCGCGCTCGGTTAGATACTTTACTACAACTAATTTGTCCTCGTAACTTTTAGCATTATCCAAAAATTCTTCTGGAACAGCAATTTTGGGTTTTCTTTTAAACTTTTTTAAATTTGCTTTTACATCATCGTTATCATCGGACATTTTTCGGCTCCTTTTAGTCTATTTAAGACTATCTGGGCGCGAATTCTTGTTGTAGTTTAATATTATCAAAGAACTCTTTTTTAGTGGCCGGATCATCTTTAAAAGAACCTTTTAGCACAGTTGTTTGTGTGAGGCTAGAATGCGCCATAATACCACGATTCTCGCAGCAGCCGTGGGTGGCTTGTATGTATACTGCAACATCTTTGCTTCCAGTCGCAAATTCAATTTCTCGAGCAATATCCATGCATAGCTCCTCCTGTAATGTTCCACGGCGAGCACACCACTGGGCAATCCTAGTATACTTTGAGAGTCCGATAAGTTTGGGACCAGCAATAATACCAATATATGCAACGCCTGTAACAGGTTGGTGATGATGACTGCAAACACTTTTAAGCTCGCTTCGTACAACCAGCATACCTTCGTATTTCCCGTCGGTATCGTTCGGGAACGCAGTTGCGTTCGGGGTTGGTTCATATCTACCTGCCATTAATTCGTTGTAGTACATTTTAGCCAAGCGCCTTGCAGTGCCTTGACTATTTGGATCCGTTGCTCTGTCAATAAGAAGAGTGTCCAACACTTGTTCAAATGCCACAGTAGCTTCGTCAATAAGCCGAGCTTTGTCTGTTTCGCTTACATAGCTGCTGATGTTATCGCCGGCCCAGTATCTTTTGCCATCTTTCTGCATTCTGGCCAAAATATTTTTGTATACCGGACCTTCACTATTGGTCTCAGTTACGTCGTTGCTTTCGTACATCTTGTTATAAACCATTGTTATCTCCAATAATTGTAATATCTCTTAGGTCTGGATATTGATGATATTTAGGCGGTTCGTTTACAAAGTATAACTTTTCTAAACCGATCCTTGCATCTTCAATAGTGGGCCTATAATGGTAACCAACCTTGAAAACACGTTGTTCTTGCCACGGTTGCATCGCAAGGTCTCGTCCATCATATCTCTGTTGTAGTAAAAAGCCATATGCTTCCTTGTCATCTAATAGTATAGCACCACCATGACCTATTTGTAAAGGCTTGTTATGACCAAAGCTCAGGCATTGCATTTGTCCGGGTCTATACATTCCTGCTTCTAATCTACGTGCGCTATCCCAAATATCTGTTCCGTAAAAACGGTATTCTCCGGTCCATTTCTCTGGAACAAGTTCATATTCAATACCTAACTTGTGCATGGTCATTGGAATGGACAGATAGGTATAAGCAGTGAACTGAACTCGCTTGACCTGTTTATATCGCAAGCACATTTCAATAGCATGTGTGCAACAGTCAGTCATAACAGCATATGGAGCACCGGTCTTTTTTGCTAGTAGTTGTTCAAATTGTAATATGGTATCAAAGCTCACGAGTGTACCATTTATAGGCAGAATCAACGATTTGATTGATGGTTGAATAATTTGGCTTCCATCCCAACACATGATGTGCTAGGTCGGCATTGGCTACTAAACGGTCCGGATCACCCGACCGCCTCGGTCCCACTGTAACACTAATAGTTCCGTAATTTAACAAAACGTAATCAATTATTTCTTGATTACTGATACCATGTTGCGTACCAAGATTAAACACAGCAGCAGATTTAATTGTTTGATTCACCATCCATTCGATTGCACGAATGTGTGCATCCGCTAGATCCCAAACATGAATATAGTCACGAATACAAGTTCGATCTGGTGTTGCATAATCGTTGCCATTTAACGTAAACACTTTATCTGCCAATTTAGATTCTAATACTCGCGCAATAATATGACTGGCACCGGGTGCCTGCCCAAGATCGTGATTAAATGGTTCAGCACCACATGCATTGAAATATCTAAAACAAACACTGGGCAATCCGTAGGCACGATTGTAGTCAGCAAGTATGCGCTCAGTCATTGCTTTAGTTGCACCGTAAGGACTGATAGGTTGCACAGGATCTGATTCAACCAAGGGCAGTCGTTCAGGATTACCATACACACTGGCACTTGAGCTAAACAACACTACGGGTTTCTTTTTTAAATCTTTAAGACAATTGAATAACGCGATTGTCTTGGACACATTATTATCGTAATACTTGGCAGGATCCTCAACACTTTCACCAACAAGAATGTCGCCGGCACAATGTACTACAACATCTGGCTCTAGTTCTTCGATCCAAAGCAAAGACTGTTTGCTAGCATAATCTGCATACAAAAAGCCATCTACACCTTTAAGAGTATGATCTCTACGTTCTCGATCAATAATATAAACATGATTGGCAGAATCATGTTGCTTGAGTGCTCGAGCAATGTGGCTACCAATATAACCACATCCTCCGGTAATAACTATTTTCATTAGTATTCTGCTCGTAAAGTAGCCAACATTTTAAACTGTTCGTAGATTTTTGTCAAATCAATCTCGCCACCAACAGGATCCTTTACATGGTATGTTAACCCGTCAAGATAGGCTCGTCGAACATTCTTATAAAGTAGAATGGCATAATCGGGATGCAAATCTTGCCAATATATTGCATCCTGTAGCACACTATGCCAATCACTAAGATTAATACTTGGATTCATGTGTATGCTTACGATAGTCTGTACTCATACGCAACCACTGTTCTCCGTTGCCTTCGAGAATATCGCAGATGCGGTCAATAGTGCCATCGTTCCACGCACTAAATTTACCCATGTTGGCGTGTGGATGATCAAGCAAGGGGATGAGTTTTTGTACAGCGTCTCGTAATGACCACGGGACATAAAGTCGTTCAGGATCATTTGCAAAAGCTTCGGGAAAGCTACGGTATGCGGGGTATAAGATATTAGCCCCAAGAGCGTCCGCCTCGCTGGCAGTATTTGACACCCAATCCTGAAGAGCACAATTAAACAATACTCGCGTATCGTTGAGTAGAGCATAGTAATCGTTCTTTTCAAGGTCTTCATAAACCTTTAGTTTTCCTTCTGCTTGCAGTCTACGAGTACGCTCCATATAACTATCGTTATTGGACTTTAATTTACTACCACTAAAGATAGCGAATTCAACTGCAGGCCAATCATTATACGGCATTGCTTGTAAGCGATGATACTCTTCAATTAGATCCATGTAGAAGTCAGGTTGCTTTTCCTGATCCCATCTAGCAGCAAATCCCACACGGAACGCACGTTCCTTAAATGGCTTTAGTTCACCGGGAACACGGCTGCGTACTTCCGCTTTGCCAAATGCAAGACCGCTGATGTTATAGACAGGTGCCTTCCATCCTGCCACCTTCATATGCATGACCATTTCCTCGTTGGTTGCGAGAACAATGTCAGCAAATGAATCTACCATCTTTTCATAGTGACCCATCCATTCCTGCATGCCCCAGACATGAACAAAGTCATCGGGGTCAATAGTTTGTGCAAGGCAACGAACGGCAATGCGAGGACGCATGTTAGCAGGCACTTGATCAAGAATATAAGGTAAGCTCTCGATGCCGGGTTGAAACATGTCTTCAAAGTAGATAACATCTTCATTAGTAACTTCTCCTGCTTTCATTTTGCGAACAAGATTCATCAATTGGCTCATGCCAAAATATGTACGACCATGTGCATCTAGCACTTGTCCTGTAACAATTGCTTGATCATTGCTCAATGTTTCGCCGGGCACAATTTCATAATTGATACCACGGCGTTCAAACACAGCGCGATTCCACTCTTGTAGTTGTAGAGTGTATCTTGCTTTATAAGGCTCTAGGCCCATGTACCATAACTTACGCATTACTTTTTGTCCTTGGGTAGTAGTCCATTGTTGATTTTGATATTTAGGTCACGAATCTCGTGCGGAGAAATATGCATGCCACTCTGTATAGCGTTCCAATATTCTTTTGGGTCAATGGATTGGCCGGCAGCCTTAGCTCCGGTTGTGGTGTTGCTATATTTTACGTCAACTCCGGAATCAAAGTCCTTGGGCCATCCTTGAGAGCGATAACCACCAAGACCTTGAGTAGTAGCTATTTGTCTTTTTAAGTTTTCGATCTCTTGTTCCAGTTTTCGGAAGTACTGCCACTGCTCGCGTATATCCTCTTGCATTCTACGCAACGGACCGTGTTTGGATCTTGTTCGTCCTTCATGATCATCTGTATCAGTGAGAATGACCATCATCATTAATTGACGCAGGGCATTCTTGACTCTAGGATCATCACTGACCATGGCTTGATCAAACATTTCAACAAATCGTTCTAGATCATAATCGGCTGCATCTTTTTCCCGCATTGCTCCGCTCATAGCCAACCTCCGGCTCGTGCGATGCCAATCACACCTACCAAGATCCAAAAAGCATTTAGTAGGGTATATGCTCGATCTTTTTTGAGCGTTGCACAGTAAGTCAACAATATTGCATCTGCGGTGTTAAAAATCCAAACAAACATAAATGGACTCGCTGGACCCAACCACGACACCAATGTAAAACTAATGATACGCATAACAACACCTAGCATTTCCATTGCTGGGATATTGTTTTTAATAAAATCAGTAATTAATTTCATACACGTTCTTTCTTGGCATACCAGTTATTTTTTGGATATTTGCCTCTGCGAGCGCGATCAAATTCACCCCACGGGGTTTTTTCGTTGTATAGGTGTCTTTCGTCGTATGGATACCCGTACTCAACACAGAACTCACGATACTTGTCAAGCTCGTCAAAAATGTTAGAAACTTCGGGTTTCATGGTTAGATACTTCTTGAGCCATTTAGCGGCCATTTTAATTCTCCTTAGATTTTAATAGAAAGGGAGGGTTGATGAGTGTTGTAAGTGATATTGCAACCGTTTTCGTTGTCTTCACTTACACTAATTGTAACATTACGACCTGGATATCTGTTAGCAATTTGGAGATAAAGATCGTCAGCAATCATTTCACAACTCTTATAGTCGAGCTGCAATATATTTTGTTCGCTCGAATACAGTCCTTCGAGCCATCGCTTGAACTGGATGAATTCGATATCGCGGTCATTGTGCCATACGTCGATGCACACCCTAAAATGAAAGATATGGCGATGGGGATAGCCAAGAAACGATACATCATATTGATCTCCGGTTGCTAGTTGTGGGTCTGTTGCGGCTGCGGGATAACAATGAATTCCTTCTTTTTGGAAGGTAACCCAAATTTGCCTATTGGCGTGAAACATAATTCTATCTACTGCTGCTCTTTGTTCTTGAATCATCGAATAACCTCATCTTTAGTGTATTTGGACCAGTCAGTAAATTTTGATCGATCCATTAAGTTATACACACTATGGCACCAAACTCCTGGATTGGACCTTGCAAAGTCTATGTCGTCTAGCTTAATTGTAGCATTATACCCTAATTGTTGTATATAGGGCAATTTAACCGATATCATTGGAATGAACTGAGTGTTTTCGGTTAGCCCACTTTCAAGTAGTCCCCCAACTTCGGTAACATCAATGTCCAAGGTGCACCAATAACCTTTAATAATGAAAGGCACTATCATGTTTGTCCAGCGTGTCCAATCAGAACTATCAGCACGACCGTTAGGAAAACTTTGATTAGCACCAAAATAAATGTGTGTGCATTTGTGTGCGATTGCAGCCGCTTCAATAAGTTCTTGTGCTTGAACTCCAACTACAAAAAGTGTTTTTTGCCCGTATGCAGGAGTATGTTCGACTTCTGTTCCTGCAAATAAACTTATGTTATCATGTCCGTCTCTGTTCATTATTCGTCACCATATCCAATTCTTTCATTCTCTTCTTCCCATTGTAGGCGGGTTAGTCGAGAAATTTCGTCCTTGATTTGCAATTTTTGTTTTTTAAGATTTGCAAGCTTTTCAACTTCAACATGCGGATGATTACGTTCCATGTCATCAATTTGTTTGTTTAAAACACGATGCATTTCTTCTAATTGTCTAATTCTATTATTATAAGACATATTACCCCTCCAAATGAGATTGCATAATATTTTCGGCTTCGTCTTCTGACATTTCTTCTGCGGAGTCTTCGACTTCTTCCACGGTTTCAAAAAGAGCATTAAACATTGTATTACTGTTTTTGGTTTTTTTACCCTTGAATCCTCGCGTACCTACAATGTCCATCCAGTATCGATCGTAATGTTCAATAATTGCTTCGGCACTTGCACGATCAGGTGCAGAAAAAATAGCTTCAACAATGTCTCTAAACTGAGCGTGGTCACCATTGACGTTCCATAACATAGCAGGTCGTTCTCCTGCATCGTATGCCCTGTTTGCTCTCTGCACTGATTCAATATGTGTCCAAACATTGTGCCCCATCATTAACGCATAACTAAAACTATCCCAACTAGTTTTGCCCTCTTTACCGTTTTTGTTTAGATCACCGGGTTTGTATATGCAAACATCTTTGATGGCCAAATGTTTACTAATTGGACTGTCCTCGAATACTTCAAATATACCATCTTGTAATACAGCATCTCGGAACGATCGAGTATCTGTTGCATATTTTTTGTCGTCAGCACTGGGCTTCATTTTATATGACCATTTGCTATCGTGCTCAAGATCAATCCAATGATACATTTGTCCGTTGGCTGTCGCTAAAAAAGGACTCGCACAATCAAAACTAATAGTAAATGCAGGGTTAACATACTTACGGACAGCTCGTTGAATGTCAGTTAACAATAACGCCCATTCTAGTTTACTTGTACCCAAAAAGTGCATCCAGTCGTGAACACCTTCCTGTAACAAGTTGTCATAACGTAGTGCAACTAGACGTTTGAGTACAAGATGAATATCGCACATGTTCTGTCCGCCCATTGCCCATCCATCAAAGTGTGTGTCTGGGTATTTGTTAGGATCACAAAACTCTTTCATTTCTTGATACCATGATTCTGCACTGGTATGATTGTCCCCTTGCAGAACATTCAAGAACTTGGCACCACCGTTGTTTTTGCCTTTACGATGTTGCATAAAGTACAGGTTATTGAATTTTGTGGCATCTACAGCTTCTTCTAGTGTAGTAATGCCACAGGCCTTGCTAGCTTTCTTGTCGTGTATGACCCAGGTAGGGATATCAAGAATCATACCATAATCGGCAATACCATCTAACCATTTTAACACAGCTGAACGCTTCTTTTCAGCTTTTGGGCATCCACTATTAGCTTTCCAGTCGCCCTCCCAAAGACCTTTGGCAATTTGGAATCCACCCGAGTCACCCAACATAAAAGTACCGGCTTCGCGTTTACGAACCATGTCTTCGCTAGGATCGTCCTTAGTTAAATCTAGATTTGCGTGTCCGCCCGAGTAGAGACTCCATCTGTACGGGAAGAGTCCTTTTTGGCTATTGAGCCAATTGAATTGCTCCATGTCCTGTAATGCCTGTGGCATACGAGCAGGATCAACATAGTCATTGTTAACACGTTGTTTTCCTATAAAAGTTGCGTAGAAACCAGATATAGCAGGCAAGAACACTGCATAATCTAGTTGTTTTGCTGTTAAGTTATCCTGCATAAAATTTAATAGACCTAATTAATTTGTAATCGTTGGCAAAATACCAATCCAACTTAGTAATGTATTTAGAATTTTGTTTCAAGACTTGTTTAAAAATTTCTTTAAATTTTTTTCTTTCAGGACTGTCGTCAGTTACATGTTGATAGTCGTACTTGAAATAATTGTTAGTCATTCCGCGATTAATTAAGAATTGACTAAACAATTCTCGATAGTGAGAGCCGCACCAAAAAAATGTACAGTTATCAAGATTTAATTTTTCTAAAAATAATACTTGTTGCTCGGTATGATCATCAAATGCTATTCTATCAAAGACTAAATCAAAAAAATAGTTTGAAAGATGAGCAGCATCTAAATCGCGATGGTACAAGTACATATATTCAGCAATACCGCTCAACCATCGCTCAACAGGATCTCTTAACACCACTAATGCATGTTTGTGATATAAATTGTCGGTATGATAGTTATAATGCTGCCATCCCCAATCTTTTAAATTGGGTTTGGTCCACGAACTGGCATTTTTGGGGATATTGACATACATAAGGTCAGTGTCGGGATGACTCAAACATTCTCCAAACACATGACCTTTGTTCTTATAATATTCTAAGAATCCAATCACTTAGTTTGCGCTGGCAAGATATAGTTATAAATTGCAAGGCCCGAATCCACTGTGATTTGTGCTGCACCTTCATCACTGAAACGAATCATTTTGTCGCCTGCTAGACTCAAGATACTGATTACTGCGCTAACTGGCCACGACCATGCTTTGCTCAATGAGCCTGCGATATCGTGTGCAAACACAAAGTTACCAGCATGGCTTGAGTGATCACCAAAATAAAATACTAGATTGTTATTTTCAGTTTTGGCAATAAATGTCGTTTCTTCGCTATTTGCTTGTGCTTGAAATTTTAAACGCTGAATACTTGCTACCGCGGGTTCAATTTCAACTCCCCACTTGACGCCTTTAAATTTTACAGTTTTTAATTTGTCATTAACGATTTCAGCACTCATAAAACGGTAATCGTTTTTGAAGTCGCCGGTGGAGTTTTCAAAATGGACTCCGTTTGGCGATCCGTCATCTTTCTTGGTAATAGTCAGTTTAGCATCGTCTTTGTATTCTGGGATATTTAAAATGGTATTTAATTTTCCTAGATTTGGCATTCCGAATGTCCCAATAAATTCAGGGACAGGATTATGGAATTGTGCCTGCACAATAACTGTGCGTTCTTCACTAACTGCTTCAATTGCAGTATGACTATCTGTACCTACGATTTTGACTAGATCAATAATTCCTAAACTGTGAGTGTGTTGAACAATATCTTGTAAATAATCTTTCATGTAGAGTCTCCATTAATATGTTGAAATGTTACTATTTTTTAATGCGAATGTCAATTGTTAATGTACTTTATTTCGCCGGCTGTTTGTCCGACTTTTATTGATTTCAATTCACCCGGTTTTCTTAATTCTATAATTGAGTATGCCGGCTCGCAGTTATAAAGATACACAGTTTCGAATCCTATACTCTCGGACATTGGAACCAAAATACTCTCTGGTACATAAGTCATATAATAGTTTTCGGCATATCCGGCTGCTGCTGGCAAGTCTGCGTTGTTGTAGGTAAAAATAATTGTACCGCCCGGACGTAGCCAATCCATGGCCTGAATTAACAATTGTTTGATGCTATCTATGCTAAGATAATTAAAAAAGTTATAACTAAAAATTAGCCCAAACTGATTTTTTGGTAAGTTTGGAATTTTATAGAAATCGTGAATCAAATATTTTCTAACCCGGCCTTGGTAGAGTGGAGGAAATTGTGCTATTGCACTTGATAGAAAATCAGAAAAAACGTCTGCAATATAAAGTGGATCACTAGCAACTAGATATTTGGTCCACTGGCCATCCTTGCATCCTATTTCCAATGCTGGATATTGCCAATTACTATAAAGATTAATTCGTTGTAATAATATTTGTTCAAAGTCTTGATCTGGAGTAATTGATCTTGTTTGTCTAATAGTATCTGGATCTAAATACTTCAATTCAAGTTGATAATTTTCAGCAAAAAATTTTGCCGATAATTGATTGATTTTATCTTGCACTGATGCAACAAGACTAGTCAAATGTTCACAGTCTCTTTGAAATAATTGATCAATTTCTTTATGAGCATTAGCCAGTTCGGTAATTTTTGACGACAGTTCCGGATCAATGTCATAAGTTAAATTTAATAATCTTGAATAGTTTTTTTCGAGTTCGGTATTCAACCCGGTAACTTCCAAAGCTTTGGCCAATTGATTACGTAGTCTAACTAATTCATTGAGTTTCATCAAGTCACACTGTTGTTGATAATCTATTTATTCGAAGGTAAACAAGCTATCAAATGTTGTTTTAATATCTGTATGACTAGGAATATCCCACTCAAGAACGCCTAATAAGTTTTCTACCTTTTGATCAACAATAGTAGATTCCATTAGTCCATCGTCAAAGGGCAAATCTTTGAACCACTGTGGGATGTGTGTTTCGTCTGTAGGATAACCGACACTAGTGTAGCCTAGCGGATTATCTTTTAATTTACACACAATAGTTTTCATGCCATCAACAATAGCCATACTGTAATTGTCACCGTGCATTCTGCGCAAGTTATTCCAATTCATAGCAGCACGAACGTGTCCGGGCATGTTCGCCTTGCCTAGTCGTTCTTCTTCGCGAGTATAATTAGTTAAATTATTAACACGTTTAGGTGTTCCTTTTTCCCATGCTGGTCGATCTTGGAACGCAATCTTGAATTCTCTAACCTTATCATATACATGTTCCTTAGTACAGCCGGTTAGAACATCAGTTAGTAAATCACTTAAGAAGTCTTGTACAACCTTGGGTGTATCGGACCGCTTGAGATCAAGACCCATAGCCTTTACTTTGCCAGGCTTACCATAGGTGTCCAATCTGTTGCCTTCGAGATCATAAATTAGAACAGCATAGCGTTTCTTCTTTATAAATAGGCCCTTGCTAGCAACAAGCTCTCGTCCGCCTTTAATGAGCTCACCCATCGATCGCGGTACATGACAGGCTCGTTCCATAAATGCCGGAAAGCTTGCGTTAACTTGTTCAGCGATCGAGTCGTATAGTTGCACACAGATTTCTTTGTTCCATTCCATTCGTCCTGATTCAACTTCGTCTTTAATTGCCGGCCAAGCTGTAAAATAGCATGAATCAGTGTCGCCATAGATGATACTTTTACCAACATGGTCGTACTCTCCGAAGATACACTCATTGATATACGCATCCATGTGTTTTGCGATGATTCGTCCAGTGAGAGTAGTACTTTGACCAATCCTTTTGTCGAAAAATCTACAACCTGGATTGAGAATTGCTCCGTAGAGACTGTTAAGATTAATCTTTTTGACAAGTTGTCGTTTGTCCCAGAATGCCTTATCTTCATCGGTGGTGGCTTCCTTCTTTTTCTTTTGCAGTTCTTTTCGTTCTGCATACCAGCGTTCTAGCAAGCCCGGAACAACTGCTTTTTGCTCATAGCTAAAGATAGTTCCGTTAGCACTCAACATCCAAGGTTGATTACTGTCAAAGATCATGCGCCAAATATCGGCAGCACTCATTACATCCTCGCCGCCGGCTTCCCAGTCAACGGTAATTTCTGTGCCAGGTTCGGCATTCATTACAGCTTGATATTCGAGACTACCAAACATGTTTTCCCAAGCATCTGCGAAGGAACTTCCGCTGGCCATTTTTTCTTGAATATACCTATCTGTCATTATCGGCCGGAGTTGACCAACAATGGACTCTTGTGCCATGTTAAGAGCGCGGATCGCTGAGGGGTATAGACTGTTGATGTCGATCGCCCCGATCCAGTTGTGCATTCCTTTTTTCGGGAAAGCAACATAGGCACCTGCTGCTTGTGTGTCTCCTTGTTCATCTCTTCCTTTCCTATTAGGTACTACCATACCTCGTTGATGTGCTTCGTTGATAATTGCCTGCTCAGTTACTGCTACAGCACCCATTGTGGTTGCCAATAAAACTGTGTTATCGTGTGCAAGTTCGTTAGCTAGATCTAGGAACCGCAGTTTCTTATCTAGTTTGGCAACAAGCATAGTATCTTGCCTGTTATAGTCAATGAACTTGGGAAAGTCTTTGTTGTATAGCTGATCTAGTGTGCCTTCGTATTGTGTCTTGCGCTCATCTAGTTCATATTCACCAATGGCATCCAATGAATAACTGTGTCGTTCTTCATATGTATATTTGCGATAAAGTTGCATATAGTCCATATGCACTCGGCCAATCAAATCAAATGTGAGATTCTCGGCACCAAAGCGTTCGAAGGTGCGTTGTTTGGGCAGTTGCCCCCACAGGCAGAAACGTCTAGTATCGTCTTTGCTCAACACTCTAGTGACACGCATGGTCATGTACGGAATATCAAAGCCTTCTGAGTTCCATCCACTTAGTATATCTGCATCGTCGATAATGTCAAGGAATGTGTTAAGCATGTCCTCTTCGCGTTCAAAGAGGAAACAGTTGTCATACTTGTTACAAATTTCTTGTGCAGTTTCCCAACTGTACGATTTAGGAGGAACTACAAGTGTAACCAGTTTGTTCATCCAGTCTAGGTAAACTGAAATAGCGGTAATAGCATTGAACGGATCTTCGGGTCGGCTAAAACCTCTTACTGGATCAAAGTCGACCTCAATGTCAAAAAACGCAGTTTGTAGCTTGGGAGAATTTGCCCCAAGGTAGTGTTCTTCAAGGCAACGGAATACAGGATTGATATCCGACTCCCAAAGACGCTTGTTAGAATTAATACGTAGTTCTTTTTGGAACTCCTTATACGAGCGACTGGAAAACCTACTAACGGGAGTACCGTAGACAGTACGGAACTTACCACGCGGGTCATCGTAGTAAAAGATATACGATGCTGGGTATTCTCTATATACCCTTTGTCCGTCGACCCGTTCAACAACATGGATGCGATCCTGATTACGATCATAAAGTGCGTCAACATAGCTCATAGGTATATTTTATTTTTTTATAAAGAAAAAATCAACGATGTATTCACAAAGTTGAGCAAATTGCAGGCATGAAAACATAATAATCGCCATTACGAATCCAAGTAACGCCCAATAACCAAACATAGTTAGCATAATCTCAAACATTAAGTCAACATCCTTACTAGTCCTACAGTATCAATTGTAGTAAGCAGGAGGTAGTTAGCAAGCATGCCGAAAGATTTCCTGCTATAAGCAGCCCAAGCATAGATAGCACAGCCAACAATCCACACAGGGTAAAGAACCAAGAGGGGCGGTGTTGGTACGGTAAGTGCCATTGCAATGCTACACCCAATACTAATAAGCCAAGCAACCAACTCGGCGATAAAGCGAATACGATGAGTGCGAAAGTCATCCTTGATCCAATTAAAAATTTTTGATACAATACTATTCATTTAATAGACTTAGAAATTTTATATATGTACTGGTATCTTTTAATCGAAATAAATTTCTTACGTTGTGTGCTTGCATCAAAATTAAATCGTTACGAGTAAAGGTACGATGTGTTTTTAATTCTTTTACGAGATTTACTACAGCGTCCATTCTATCGTTTAAATTGTACAAGGTATCATACGACTCCGAAAACAAATGATCACACGTCATAAATCCCAAATCTTTAAGAAATTCTACATATTTGTAAGTGCCCATAATAACAAACGGGTGGCCCAACACTAGGCATTTTAAAGTTTTTTCAGTTATATGAAATTCGTTATTTTCAGCTTCAGTTTCAACTACTACACTAAATTTAGTGTGTGTAAATAACTCCGGTTTAGTAAAATAACTCAGCACATACTTGTGCTTACTGTTGCCAATTGGGGAATAAAATTCTTGTTCGAATTTTTGCCGTGATCGACTGTAGGAAATATCCAAGTTAATAAGATCATGATGTCCTAGCAACTCGCCAAAATAACTTGATAACGAATTTGATAGATCAACTTGAGATTTAAGTTTAGTAATAAAAGTGTCGCGCCAGGGTTTTCCTCGTCCAGCTAGGCAAAGAAAATCATAAATTGGATTATATTTTTTTGGTACATCAATATCTAATAGGTAATGATAAAGATTTGCTGCATTTGCCAGTCTATTTTTAACATCATTGATTTCCCACGACATATAAACCAATGAATAATTAAAACCAGTCCATTGATACTCTTTTTCGTTCCACCACGATTCGGAAAAAATTATATATCGTTTAGACAAATCAAATGTCTTTAAACTTATTAGATCAATTAGTTGCCGTAGAGTTTCGACTACTATTATATTGGTATTGTGGAATTTGATATTTTTATTTTTATATAATTCAAAAACATCAACGATTAAAACAGTACCAGACTCTTCGTTAGTAAAACTAAATTCCGTGCGAGATTGATTATGCAATATTTGTTCGGAGCTCTGAAAATAATCTAAATTGGTAACAAAGCTCCGAACACTATTACACCCAAATGAATCTTGATCAGGAAAAAATTTAACAATCAAAGAGTCTTGCCTACTGTTTGAAGAATGGTGTTAAGTTCTTCGTTGTCGGCGTTTTCGTCGCCTAGTTTACTTTTATGTGCAATTTTAATTGCCTTCTTGAGAATAGCAGGTTTGATTTCCATTTCTTCTGCTACTGCTTTGATAGTATCGCTAAGTCCGGCGTTGAGATCTTCGACCTCTTGCATGATAGCCATACCTTCGTTAATAATTTGAGTTAGTTTTGCTTTTTGTTCAGCAGAGAACATACGTGATCCAGACATTCAGGTCTCCTAGTAAAAATGTAATTATAAACAATTGTGCTTATAAAAGCAATAGAAGTTTGCTCACTTTAACCTGTTTCGGGCACGACTCCGAGTTAGGTAGCGCAGCAGCCGCGCACACCGGTCCTAAGGGTGTTCTTATTTTTTAGGTTCGCAAGTGCGAGTCCTAATTGTAGTTCCATTGGACTGAAGTTCTTCTTTCCACTCAGAACATATTTGAATTTCTTTTTTATCCGGCGAAATTTGATCAACTGTCCAATTGGCTCCCATCCATCCTAGAGCACTAAAAAATCCCCATACTAATATTTCTCCAATCATTTTGGCAATCTCTGATCAATGAGTTCAATGACTTGATCGTTGAGTACCACTTCGTAATGATTACAATCCAATTCGATCAATTCCATAATATCTTCGCGTTTACGCTGGCTGGCTATTGTAACAACTCCGTCGTTGGGGGCAGGAATCCAAGGAGCAGATCCTTGTGTAGTTACAATATTGGTCCATGGACAATTGATTTGAATTGATCTAGCATGTTTCATAGCCCAAGAATTTGGACCAATATCTTTGAGTAATCTGCTATAAGGCAGGAAATATTTTGCTACGTCGGCAACTTCTGCACCACCGTACGGTGTGCTTAGGGTTATTGCACCTAATACTTGATTAGGAAATTTATTAGCAAGATGAATGGCATAAATGCCACCCAGACTGTGACAAATAAAAAACATGTTTTTTTGAGCTGATAATAGCTCTTCCATGTTGGCTAAATTTTTTTCAAAACCGTTCCTGCTGTCATAGTTGATCAGCAGTTCCTGGCCTTTAATATGTTTTCGTATATAATTGAAACTTTCACTAGTGGCACTGGCACCGTGAATATAAACTAGAATCATGCAATTATTTTAAAGTTGATCTTAACATCCAGCAATGCTTGGCATGTGCGTCTTGACGGTCAGCATAGAAATTTGAGAGCCCAAACTCCTTGTGTGCTTCGGCTAATTCAAAAACAACTTTATAAATTTCAATCATTTTTTCGCAGTCTTGCTGTAATTCTGCAAGCATAGCTTCAGCGGGCATAATATCAGTTTCGTCTTCGATTGCAGACAACATACTAAAACGACCGAAACTGGCCGGAGTATATCCGCCAATCTTACGAATATTTTCAGCAAATGCATCAATATTGTCTTGTACTTCGCTGTAAATAGTATCTAGTAAAGAGTGATACTGCGGAAAATTGGATCCTTCAACGTTCCAATGAAAAAATTGCGCTTTAACCATAAACGCATATTCGCTAGCAAATGCAACTTTGCTTAATTTAATAAGTTCTTCCATAGCATTGTTATTTATGTTATAAAATATATTTTTTTAGTTTGCTTGCAACTAAGTCAAACGACGGGTTATCTTCAAACCTACAAGTCAATACAACTCTAAATTTATCCGAATTATTAACACCCCTATGCGGTTTGTTAGTTCTGACTATGGATATACTTTTTTGCGAAGGCATAAAATCTATACATTCAAGCTTGTTAGCAATCCTGTCGTCAATAACATTGTAATCTGTCTCGTTGCTTATAGCAGGCAGTCCAACAATATCAGAGTGAAAAAATTCAAGATGTCCTACTAGACTCAAGTCAAAGTGCAAAGAAGTATTACAAGTTTCACTATAATAAGTGTCTGTGTGAGTGACCCCAACAGTATGTGGAGGAACTACTAAAAATACACTATTAGATCTAAAAGTTAATCCCAATAGACGCATCAGTTTAATAAACTGAGGTTTCACTACTTTTTCTGTTGGGATCATGTAGAGAGAGGATTTGTTGTCAAGATGATTTAATTCTGATTGATTACCAAGCTCGTCGGTTATTTTTAATAGTTCTTCGACGGAATGAATTAAAATATCCTCGTATGTCCATTTGAGTCTTTTAAAGTTATTTTCCTTGCCCTGCATATTTTTTATGACTCTTTTTTGAATGTTTACTCATTGAACTAGTCTTAACTCTGCGTCCACCTTGGTTTGTGAGTTTTATTACTTTTTTGATTTGTTTGTTGTTGGTTGTTCCGGGTTTTGCCATGCTATTCTCCTTGAATTATTCCCATGCTACCATTTTAAAACGCTCTTGTACTACACCAAAATATTTACATTTGTATTCACTTTGTGCAAAAAAGTCTAAATGATGCCACTCTTCTTTTTTATTTAACAGTTGTTGTGCTGCATCATTCCAATCGATGTTGGCCAATATAGGTTCCACGTGTGCTTTTATTTCCTGTAACTCGTAGTAATCGAAGCCGTCGTATTCCCAGTGCAATATTTCAAAACAGTTACCATAGCAATCTGCATAGTCCATGCTAAAGTCCAATCCCCATTTAGGACGTAATCTAATCAATTGCCAGATTCTGGGAAAATACTTTGTCCACATTTTGAGTTGACTCAAGGCTTCGCCTTTGAATCCTTTGCGTTCAAATAATAAACTGTGATTGAGAATAGCACCCTCTACTTTATCAGTCTGATCAAACCATGGTTGTTTGACTGCTGTTCTATGGCTACGATGTAGTTCAGTTTTTGTTAGGTTCACATCAGCAAACAATTTTTCTAGTTCAGTTAAATCGTAACCGTTTTGATCAAATAATTCTAGATGACGTATCTTTGGGGCAAAATGACTTTCAATGGGAATAGACCAATAGCCATTAGAATCCCATTGATTATTGGTAAGAATAAAATCCTGCATTAGTCTTTGATAATAGGACCGCCGGTGATCCAAAGTTCGCAACTTCTAGATCCAGCACACTTAAAGTGTAGAAAATTACAATAACCTAAGTCGGCTGCTTCTCTGGTTCGTTCAGCATCAAAGGCTTCCTTGCCCATACCACCTTCAATGCATTTGTACATGCTGTCAGATATATTGAAGGCACCGCAATTGCTGCAAGTCATAGTACGAGCAGTTTTTTCGTCAATGTGCCACCGTTTTGCTGCCTCTTTCCAATAGTTACCAGGTTTATCGGGATTGGCAGGACCGTAGTGGTGGTTATCAATCCCGTTCTGACGATTCTTAACATTAAGTTCTAAATCGTGTGTAGCTCTAGGACAATTTTTTCCTGCTGCTTCAACTAAGTTAATTAGATTTCTCATTGTCTTGATTTTTAAATATACGACGAATTATGCTTTGATTTTGTCTATTTGGATCTATGTAATTTTTTACTTCTTGGTCTGCTAGAGAGCGAGGATCTTGTAATAATTTTCCTGCTGTAACTGCTGCTCCTATTAAATCTAGGCCTTTACGTAATGCACTTGGTTCCTGTTGATCTTGTGGTTGTAATTCGGGGATACCTTGTTCTTTCATGTTGCGAGTCTTGGTAGCAACATTCTTGGCTGCGCCTCTGCGTTCAGGATTGGGATCTTCCCTACGCTTTTTAGCTGCACTACTGGCACGACCTTTTTTACCTAGCGCATGTGCCTTGGCAGCTGGTAAGCATTTGGGTTTACCTTCGCCACTACTACGGCCACCGCACTCGCCACGAATCTTACCATCCGGACCAAAGCGTACCCATTTTTCTCGAAACCACTTGCGTAGATCTTCTTGTAGTTCAGACTCGGACAACACAGATAAATCATATTCGTATTGATCGATACTTTCCGACTGTCTTGTTTGTTTAGGGCCTTTGCGCTCTTTCCATTTTTTATCAGTAGAACAATAATACCGGCCATAACCTTCGGCTATGTCTTGTTCTTCGTTGGTTTTCTTTTTGTTTTTTACACAATTAGGATACCGTTTACCAAACATGGTTTTCATACCTTCCTTGTGGTAACCTTTCCAACAAGCTTCTAGAAGTTCGCGATATTTCATTTTTTACTCTTGTTACCCCAATTCGCCGCACCTACTTTACGGCAGCGTACTAACGCACCTGATGCATAAGCACTAGGCCAAACCTTGTAACGACTTTTTACTTTGTGATAGCAAGCATCTTGTTTTTCAGCTAGCATGCGATCTGAGTACGCAGGTCCGCCACATTCAGGACACAAGGTCGCTGATTCAGTCACTATTTCGTATCCGGCTCTCTGCATTTCGTCAAGGTACTTTTCGACATCCTCGTTAGTAACTTTGTATTTCTTCTTCACTTCAGCGGCTTTTTTATATCGCTCTTCGTCGGGCAGATCGTATGTGGCTTTTAACTCTTTGTAATAATCAGGATCGGGCAGACCTGACTTCTTGCGTAATTCTTGATGTCGCTTGTGTAGTCGATCTTGCACTGATCCTTCTTCTACATTCTGCTGAGATGATTGACTATTTAATGCATCAATTACTTCTTTAATAAATTGTGGCCCATGAAACAAACCACGATATTGCCAGTAAAATCCCATGGGAATATATAATGTGTTATTTTTTAATTCAACTTTACCACTCCACGGAAATGCAACAGATATATTGCTTCCATCAGATGATTTAAATAAATTTTCTAATTTTTTGTCAACATAGACATCGTTACGATCTTGATAAAAAGCAGACCAACTTGCTAAATCTTGAAAATTTCTTTTCACATATTGCAGTAATTTTTTGGAACCGGACACATAATCGGCAGCAGGTAGCACATTACGACCTTCTTCCATTTCACCTCGACGCTTACCAAAGGTGTTGTGAACAAGTTTATCTAACTTGGCGTGAAATTGAGTTTCTTTATCTTTACTAATACCAGTATCGCCTTCTGTCACGCCTCGCTTCATTTTGCTTAGTGCGGTGCTGGCCATATCATCGCTGTTTATATAGTTGCCGACAAGTTTGACATATTGATCAAATGTCATTCTTTGTACTTTCATGTTGGGATACATTTTGAGATCTTCTGCGTTCCACAGTGGTAGATCACCGCCGAACTCATTTAGGTAAGGCATAGGTAGCGCCGCCCATAGATCATCAAATTCGTGTTCATCAACATCTGTAATTTTGATTGCTACTGATTCACCTTCCCGGGGGTCAGGGTGTACGGCGTAGATATTGCCTAAATCGTCGCCACCATTGAATTCGTCAGGACCAAATTCGTTCAAGCTGCCTTCTGCCACACCCCGTTCTCTACGCTTGAGTTCTGCCTGCACACGCTTGAGTTTTGCTCCTGAGCCAAATGCAGGAACGCCACCACCTGATACTTTCTTTACATAGGCCTGTAAGCGTTCAGTTGAATACTGACTTAAATCTTCACCTTCTTTAATTTTTATTTTGTTTAGAATCTTCTCTGCATCTTTCGCAGCGTCTTTGGCTTTTTGCGGTTTCGCTGTGTGTTGTGTGCCACGCTCACCGGTAGTGTCTCTGCTGCCATATGTTCGATGACTTACATGACCATCACGACCTGGTTGTGGTGCTGATTTATCCATTTCTTTAACGACCCGAGCAACACCAACCATGTGGTCCTTGGGCTCTGATGGCTGCTTATCTCGTTCCTGTTCTTTACGCTTCCGAGCAGCAAGATCTGCCACACTGCCTTTCTTGGGCTTTTTGGCACCGTAACTGAAAGGACCTGCTTCCGCTACACCTTGTTCTTTTACTGGCCACGGCTTCAATGGACGACCTTTAGCATTGAACCATCCAGTCTGTGTTTCGTTATCCCATTTGGCCCATACTGCACTGTTACCAACCACACGCTCACCTTTACTATCACTGTAAAAGTCTGACATGTCATCAAATACTCTTGCATTGATGCTATCAACCGCACGATCCCAATCTTTTTTATTATTTGTTTTAACATTATCAGTAATCATGTCGGCATCACGATGAACTGCACCTCTCATGTGATCCACATCGGGGAATCCACCATGAAACTTTAAGCCTTCCTCCACATCACTAGTCTTTAACTTATCACGCAACTGTTTAGCCATCTTCATGTAATGGTCACGCTTGATATCGTTCTTAGTTGCTTTTGCTCTTTTTTCGTAATCGGCGATCATCGTCCATAAACGATTTTCTTTACGCTCGTCTGCGCCTTCTTCTATACCTTTTTGTGGCTTTACGTACTTCATGACGAACCGGCGATATCTTTCGGCGTCACCTTTTCCAAACATTGCAATAGGATCGGCTCCCTTTTCATGTGCAATATCACGCCAGTAACTATCAGACTCTTGATACGAATTAAATCCCTGTTGCCAACGATATTCGTGTTCTTCTTCTAAACTTTGCCCATATTCAGCTCGTACATCGTCCGAACTGTTAAATCCGTGTTGTCTAACGATGTACTCAATGTCGTCAAATGTTAATCCATAACGATCCATTAGCGTATCAAATTGGTCGTACACAATAGCGTTAACTACAGCATCCCACGGTACTTGCTTAGATACATTTTCAGGAATTTGTTTATCGTAAGCACGTTGTGCTCTAGCAAAACTATCGTCTGGAAATTGATGTGGCTTTGTAGGAGCCGCCAACGGTTCGCTCTGAATGCCACCTATTCTTTTTACATTAACAACTTTTTTGTTTCTTCGAGCACCAACTTTATCCCAATCAATATCATCGCCGTTGAAGTTTAATGTTTCGCTAGTTCCATCGTCGAAGAATACTTTGAAAGTAACATACTCTCCGTCCCTTAAACTTTCGTTTAATTGTTTTTTGTTAAAAAGATCGTTAATAAACATTTTAAATTGCCTGTTGTCTTAGTGCTGCTATTTGTTTTGAAAGATTTTCTATTTGTCTTTGCACACCAATTTTTTGCGCTGACATCTGTTGCAAGCTCATGGCTTTTTCTACTGGATTCGCGCCCTGTGGAAATGCTTTGTTTAGATCACTTAGCTGGGCTCTGGCGCCTTGCATTTCAGCATTCAAGCCCTTGATCTGATCTTGAATTTGGCTTTTGCCTGTCGCCACCTGCTGTCGTTGTGCTGCTATTTCAACAGGGTCTGCATCATCGTTTCCGGGACCTACTGCCGTGCCAGGCGCACCATATTCGGCAAATTGCTGACGTAGACTTTCTTCCAAATCTTCTTCAACGCTTTCCTCTGCACTACCCCCTACCATACGATCGCGAGATTTAGTTGCACTATCTGTGCCCTTCCAGTAGCCGGGCCATTTTGGTCCTGTTGGCTTTTGCTCCGCAGAACTCATGTTATCCAGTGCTTCTAGCAATTTTTTAATATCGCTCATTTGTCGTAAATGCC